ATATTCCTTTACACATCCCCACATATAAAAGTAAGTTCTCTAAACAAGAGAGATACAATATGTGGTACAAAGCCGTAGGTCAGTATGACGGAAGATTATTCTTCTTCGACCACTTCGGCAGCATCGCAGAAGATAGTCTAATCAATCGAATCAGAGCTATGGCAAAAGGTATGGATTGTCAATGGATTATCTTGGACCATTTATCGATAGTTGTGTCAGACCAAGAAGGTTTCTTAGATGAAAGAAAAGCTATCGATTCTATAATGACTAAACTAAGGAAGTTAGTACAAGAGACAGGCATAGGTCTGTTCGTTGTCTCCCACCTTAAAAGACCTATGGGTAAATCTCACGAGGAAGGAGGACAAGTCTCTTTATCTGAACTTAGGGGTTCATCTGCAATCGCACAGTTATCTGATATGGTAATTGGTTTGGAGAGAAATCAACAAGCAGATGATGAACAAGAAAGGAATACTACTACACTTAGAGTCATTAAGAATAGATTTGCAGGTTTGACTGGTAAAGCTGGAAGTTTACTATATAATAAAGACACTGGAAGATTAAAGGAAATTTAAAATGAAGGTGTACTTCGATATAGAAACTGATGGTATAGATGCAACTAAAATACACTGTATCTGTGCAATGAAAGATAATGATGATACAATGTACAATTTTATAGGAGATAAATGTTATGAAGATTTCTACAGATGGTTGGGGATGGAAAATATACGAGTTCTTGTTGCTCACAACGGCATTGGCTTTGATGTTCCTGTTCTGCGTTTTCTTAGTGGCTTCAGCTGGGATTTTATTATACGAGACACTCTCGTCCTATCAAGATTGGTTAATCCTTCCTTGGACGGGGGACACTCTCTCAAGTCTTGGGGTGAAAGACTAGGTAATTATAAAGATGACTATCAAGGTGGTTGGGAAAACTTCTCTCAAGAAATGTTAGAATATTGCCAACAAGATGTCAGAGTTCTGAAAGACCTTTATTTTAGATTAGAATGTCAATTAGAAGATTTCTCTGAACAAAGTATAGATATAGAACATAGAGTCGCAACAATAATTAAAGAACAAGAAGATACTGGAATCTTATTTGATGAACGAAAAGCTTCTTTATTATTGGCTGAACTAAAAGATAAAGTTATTGAGATAGAACAGAGAGTAAGAAAAGTATTTACTCCTCTGCCTGTATGGGTAGACTTAGTCGACATAAAACAGAAATATAAGAAAGATGGAACTCCTACTGTTGCCTATCAAAAACAGTTGGATAGAGGTGCTCACTATAATGATGGTACCTGGGGTTGTATAGAGTATCCTGACTTTAATCTTGGAAGTAGACAACAGATAGCTAGATACTTACAACATTTTGGTTGGGAACCTCAGGAATTTACTGATAAAGGTAATCCGATAGTGAATGAGAAAGTGCTTGAGAATGTGAACATACCTGAAGCCAAACTTATAGTAGAGTATCTCACCATCACCAAAAGAGTTGCGATGGTTCAATCTTGGATAGATGCCATAAAAGAAGACAATAGAATACACGGAAGGGTAAACAGCTGCGGTGCCGTCACAGGTAGAATGACACATAGTAGTCCTAACTTGGCACAAGTACCTGCGGTTTATTCCCCATACGGAAAAGAATGTAGAGAATTGTGGATAGTTCCTGAAGGAAAGAAACTAGTAGGTATTGACGCTAGTGGTCTGGAACTCAGGATGCTAGCACATTATATGGACGATAATGACTATACTGAGGAGATATTAAATGGAGATATTCACACAGCAAATCAAATGGCTGCAGGACTTCAATCAAGAGATTCAGCAAAGACTTTCATCTATGCCTTCTTATATGGAGCTGGAGATTCCAAAATCGGAAGCATCGTGGGAGGAAGTGCGAAAGCAGGTGCTAGTCTTAAAGCAAAGTTCCTTGATAATACGCCAGCACTTAAAACACTACGAAGACGAGTTGACTCGCAGAGCTCAAAGGGTTGGCTTCGAGGTCTCGATGGACGACGATTAATTATTAGGTCACAACACGCAGCACTAAATGTATTACTACAATCTGCAGGTGCAATAGTGATGAAACAAGCGTTGTTGCTTTTAGATAAATATGCAAAGAGTTACAACATAAATTTTAAATTTGTCTTAAATGTTCACGATGAATTTCAATGTGAAGTAGAGGAATCTAAAGCTGATATGTTTGGGTCTTTAGCAGTAGATTGTATCAAGAGAGCAGGTACGGATTTCCAACTTAATTGTCCTTTAGATGGTGAATATAAAATAGGCAACAACTGGGCAGAAACACACTAATGACAGCAAATAACAGAGGTAAGAAGTTCTCTAAATTCGATTTAGATTTAGAGTTCGGAGAGAAGTGGGAAGACTTTATAATAGAGAAATTAAAGACAGCGGAAGTAAAAACAGAAAAAGACAAATGGCACAAAACTGGTAACATATGTATAGAGTTTCAGTGTTATAATAAACCTAGTGGGATTGAGACAACAGAATCAGATATTTGGATACACAATCTTACACTTGATGGTGAATTTATGTTAGGATTTATCATACCGACAGAGAGACTAAAAGAAGTCTATTCCGATGGATGGGAAGTGGCTGGCGGTGATAATAATGCTAGTAGGATGAAGTTATTAAAAATCAGAGAACTAGTAAAATTAATACTCGATAAAAAGGAGAAAGAATGAGTACAGACACACTAATACAAGATGTCTACAATTTAGTAGATACAAAGGAGATACCTGAAGGTGTCAATGTTGAGAAGGTCCTAGACCAATTTGCAGAGAATGTAAAAGAAATTCTACTCAACAATATTACTACCCATAAAGAAGACAATCGTAAATTAAGAATGTCTAATATAGGTAAAAAAGACAGACAATTATGGTATAATTATAATGGTTACGAGGGAGAACCCCTACTCCCTCACACTAGAATTAAGTTCTTATACGGACACTTAATTGAAGAGATGGTTTTAGCATTAGTAAAATTATCTGGTCATACAGTAACTGACGAACAGAAGAAAGTAGAAGTCGATGAGATAAGAGGCTCTATGGACTGTAAGATTGACGGCTTGCTGGTGGATGTTAAGTCTACTTCTAGTTATGGTTTCAAAAAGTTCAAAGATGGTTCATTGATTGATGATGACCCATTCGGATACATAGACCAAATTAAAGGTTATGCACACGCTGAAGGTCAAAGACAATTTGGTTGGTTAGCGATGGATAAAACTAATGGTCACCTAACACTACTTAAATATGATATGGAAGATGAGAAATCACCTCATTGGACTAAATTAAATTTCTTCAGTATCGAGGATAGAATTAGTCACATAAAGAAAGTAGTAGCCAGCAAACAACCGCCTGCTAGATGTTATGAAGTAGAACCTGATGGTAAGAGTGGTAATATGAAGTTAGGTTTAGGTTGCAGCTATTGTCAATACAAACATATCTGTCACCCAGGTCTAAGAACTTTCTTATATGCTAATGGTCCTAGATACTTAACTACAGTAGTAAAAACACCTGATGTCATCGAGGTAGATAGAGATGGCAACAAAGTATAGGTCTAAGTTAGAGAAAGAGTGTCACACACTATTAGGTAAGGAGTGGAAGTATGAACCTCATAGAATTGCTTATACAGTTAGAAGAAATTACACGCCCGATTTTTGTCTTAATGACTATTATATAGAGGTCAAAGGTTTCTTTAGGGCAGGTGATACACAGAAATATAGAGCTATCGCGGAACAACTAAAGTTTGAAGGTAAACATCTAATATTTCTGATGCCTGACCCAGAGAAGAAAACTAGGAAAGGCGGCAAGACTACATACAGACAATGGTGTGCTAAATACGGAATAGAAATTTTTAGTACAAAAGAAATTAAGGAGTTAAAGAAATGGACAAAGAACAAGCGATAAACCCACCACATTATCAACAAGGTAATATAGAGGTTATTGACTTTATTCTTGACCAAAAGTTTAGCTACTTGGAAGGAAACATTATTAAGTATGTGTCTAGATATAAGTACAAGAATGGTCTTGAGGACTTAAAGAAGGCACAGTGGTATTTGGAGAAACTAATAGATGCTAACACTTGAGGAACTTAAAGACAAAATAGAGAACGAAGGATACGATGAATGTCTTATCTGCGATATTTTAGAGATATCAGTAAGAGATTTGTTAGATGCTTTTGAAGGTAAATTAATTAGAAATAGAGAGCAATTTGGGGAGGACAATGAATATTGAGTTAGTAATTATGTTGATATTAGCTATTTGTGCTGTAGGTGGTTTAGCATCTTGGTGGTATGGAGAGCAGCAGTATGGTAAAGGAATACTAGATGGAATTCAGATGCACAACAGTGGTCGATTGACTTATACAAGTTATGAAGAAAATGGTCAGACGATGATTAGTATTAACATTAAAGAAGAAGATGAAGAGTAATTATTTAGGAATCACTATAGATAGGAAGAGAGATAAGAAAATGTCTGAACAGGCAAGAGAACTTGTCACTAACTACTATCTTAGAG